CTATTTATCAGTTAGTGAGTCTATAGCGACACCTGGAACTACCTGGTATGCAGGAACGCACTCAATGGACGGTGGTAGTAATTTGGGTTGGGTATTTACTGCCCCTCCCGCACCTGCCAAAACCTTTGATTCTTTATTGCTAGCGGGTGACTAATTATGATATTATTATCGTATTATTTATAAACGAAAGAAATATGTTTGACCAAGATATTTATACCGATCTGAAACCCATTACAACCCTGGAAAATGTCGCAGGAGGTGTGCTTGTCTCAAAGAAATCATTTGATCCTAACACTGGTTTATCCTTGCCTGACGAGACTACAACCATTACGACTGGGACCCTAAATGCTGAGCTAGATGCCTTACAGGCAAGAGTAGAAAGTATACAGACACTTTTGACAGACATCGCCGCTCTTCCGACCTACATTACACCTACTATTTAACCCCTTAACTAACTCCTATGGAAGAACTACACCGGATCTATGGCGCTTTGATGATCGATCTTGAGGTTACTTAGGCAAAAATTCAGCAGGTTAAAGGTCAGATCATCGAGAAGTTGCTGTAACAGCTACATCAGCGGGAATATCCTTTACCATTACATCTTCTGACGCTACCGACACATCTATTATTTCCTGGCTTCTCATGAATCATGCTTAAGTGTATTATATGCTTATCTATTAGTTTAAATGATACCGTATGCGCTACGCCCTCGATACCGAACTTCTTGGTTACGATAATTTACCCATTGAGGCGTTGGATGACAAAAATAATGCCGATGGATTCTTTACTTATCGTAAGGCATTAAAACAGCTTATCAATGCGTCAAAAGAAGGCCGAGATGAAAAGAATAAAATGTCTCTTTTCCTCGTGGGAATCAAGATTTATGGCAATACCCCTGAGACTGATTTTAGTGTGGAAGAGGCCGCTTTACTCAAGGAAGAAGCAAAGTCCTATCCGTCCCCTTTGGCGTATGGTCGTCTAGCTGAGTTTCTTGATGCACCTATTTCTGATCTATCAAAGGCGTAAATAGCTTATGAGAGAGGTTTATTGCAAAAATTGCAAGCGTTATCTCTGTAAGATTTCACTAGGTGAGCTAGAGATAAAATGCTCCTCTTGTAAGACGGTAAACAATGTTTCTATTACGTCGTACAAACTGCTATTGACGAATCAACCAGAGAATCATACACTGACGACACATAGCTCATAAGGGCATTTTTAGCTCAAGGGCAAAATAGTTTCCTAATTATTTTGTTTTTGAGCTATTTTTTTAAGTAACCCTTATGAACGAAGAAAACGACAACGAAGAGACGAAACTGCACAGGGCTATTGGTGACCGTGTAGATATGATGATGAATATTGATAGTTCTACCGTCAAAGATTTAGGAGGAGGCGCTTTCAGTTGCACGGTTACTACTTCCGAAGTAGATCGTATGGGGCAGAGCATTGACACATCGGGCATCACGACTGAGACGTACATGAAAAACCCCGTTGTATTGTACGGGCATGATTACACTGGTTTACCTATTGGAAAATGTACAAGCCTCAAACAGTTTAAAAATAAAATGACGGCGGCCTTTCAACTTGCAGTTGATGAGTACGATTTTGCGGCTACCGTTTCCAAGTTGGTGAAAGGTGGATATCTCAACGCGGTTTCGATTGGCGGGATTATTAAAAGTATTTCGCCTGATTGGGAAACGATCAAGGAAATGGAAATGGTAGAGTTCTCTATCGTTCCTGTTCCGGCAAACTCAAGCGCGCTTATCGCTCGCTCGCTTCAAGACGTGACCGGTAAGAGTCAGCAAGTTATTGCACGAGAATATCACGACTTTGTTGAGAAGGCGTTTGCAGATAAGCTATCTGGTGTTGACAATACAGAATTGGCTCAATATATTGAGACTATCGAAAAACTCCTCGGCATTTTGAAAGCAAACGCTGATAAAGAACCTGGATCAAAACCTGAAAACGAAGTCATCAGGTTTACACTTCGCAAATCAGCGAACGGTATCGCTCGCACCAGTGAAGAAATTATCAGATTTATTAAAGCTAAGGAGTAGTCATGGAAACCAAGACCATTGAAATGGATGCTGAATTACAAAAAGCAATCGTCGAAGAGACGACAAAGGCTTTAGAGCCACAGATGGCTAAAATGGCTGAGGACGCTGCTAAGGCTGCTGCTGACGCTGTATTCGCTAAGTTTGATAAGCCTGCCAAGAAAGCTATCGGCACTGATAGCGACGAAGAGATTGATGGTGCCGGCGGCGAGGAAGCCGGATCTCCTGCCATGCTCAAGCGTTTTTACGGTGGTGACGCTGGTTTAGTTAAATCTTTCCCTGCTATCGCTAGTCTTGCTATTCGTGACCTTTCAGGCCTCAATGTTAAGCTTGCAGAGATGAGCAAGGAACGTCGTTTATTCCTAGGCGTTAAAGCTCTTATCGAAAAAGACCAGGAGACTATTAAAACCCTTAACACGTTTGCTGGTGAAATGTTTGCGCTTAAAGGCTACCAAGATGGCCGTTTTAGCAATCTAGCTGAAAAAGCCGGTTACGCTAACGACGCCATTTCGGCTGATGGTGGCGCACTTGTTCCTGATCCTGAATTCAACACTACGATTTATGAAAACCTGCCTAAGTATGGGGTGATTTTCCGCGATGGTAATGTTCAGAATACCGACCGGACTGCTGTCTACGCGCTGTCGCTCACTGGCACTATCGCCTTCACTAATGTTGCTGAAGCCGGTGCTATCTCTGGTTCAAAGCTGAAATTCAATCGTTCGCAAACAAGCTTACTAAAGTATGCCACTATCGTTCCTGCAACGACCGAGCTTACCGAGGATTCGATTATCGACTACTGGGCTATTGTTACGAACGAAGTAAGTCGTGCATACGGGCTTGCTGCTGACTCTCTTGTTTTCACCGATACAACCTACGGTATTATGCACACCGCAGGTGTTATTACCCAGCCCCTTATCTCGGCTGGTGCTGGCACAACCATCACCTGGGACGACCTCTTGATGGCTGAGGGTAAGACCGAAGATGCGCTTGATACCTCAGACTACGTCTGGTATATGCGTAAAGAAACCTTTTTCCGTCTCGCGCAGGTCAAAGCAAGCACCTCTGGCGTCTACCTTTCATCTGATATGCTGGCTGGTTGGTCTGCTAATCCTAACACCCCGACGACTCCTTGGGGGACAGCAGTTCACTTTGTTCGTGTCCTTCCTAAGTCTACTGAAGTAAGCGCGAATGGTGGATTAGCTCTGTACGGTACATTGAAGAACACCAACTTCTACAACAAGAATGGTTTGGCCCTTACGATGCTTACCGAGGCTACGGTTACTGATGCGAATGGATCAAGCTTCAACCTCGCTACTCAAGACGGCCTGGCCCTGCGTGTTACCGTTCGTTTCTTGCACATCTTGCCTGCTGGAAATGCATCCAAATATGTATTAGTCGGTACGGGTACAGTAAGTTGAGGCTCCTATAGCCTATAAATAGAATTAGAGCATCGAAAGGTGCTCTTTTTCTATAGTCAGTGATATACTAACGGCATGATAGGACGAGAAACCATCCACAATACGGCTATACTTCAGCCACAGCTTTGTAAACATAGTTGGTTTCGTACCTTTACCGATTCACTAGCTACAAAATACTATGATACATGTAGTGTATGCAGTAAGGTACGAAAAATGAAGAAGGAGAAAAATGCCTCAAGACTACGGTAAGGACTCTTACACCACGATAGCGGCGGTTGCGACGTATCTTGATCGCTCCCTTACTGACAATGAGGCGGCTATTTTGGGGTATATCATACCCGCTGTTTCCCGCTGGATTGATAAGTCGCTTGGTACGAACTTTGATAAACTATCAACGATCATTCCTTTTGGTAGTGATGGCTCAGGATGGACGCAGCTCAAGTTCGCGGGTGGATATAATGAAATCAATATCCGTCCTTGCCAACAGATTACGCTTGTCCAGGCGGTCAATCCTTATGACTTCTCAGTATGGTATACCTATTCTACCCCGCTTGAATATATTGCTGAGCCTTACAATTATTCCGTTAAGCGATCATTACGCATTAAGCTGAATGAGTTTACGGGAAGTGATCCAACGACAGGCATGAAGTGGCCGGGTGATCTAGAGTCAATGATGGTGACTGCGCTCTTTACTGAATATGATTACGATAATGATTGTTACCCAAGCGATATCGTACTTCTTTGTAACCATGTCTGTGCTATTTGGCTACAGAACAACCAAAATGCCGAGCCGTTTCAGCGTGAACAGGTCGAGGGACACTTAATCTTAAAACGGGTTGACGATATGATGCTTACCGACCCTGTTATTACACGGGTAATCCAAAGCCGAGAGGAAATTTGGCTTGAGGATATGTAGGCCATGAAAACGCTACGACTTCGCGAATCATGTACGAGATATACTGTTACCAGAAACCGTTATGGCGATTTTTCTCTAACGAATCAAGGTATACTAAACTGTTTGTATCGCGATATTTCAACCCTCAACCGTGACGTCAATTCTGCTGATGAGGTGGCGATTCAAGGTATTTTCTGGTTTGATCCAACCTCTAGTTTTACAAAAGGTGATGTCATCGGATACGCCAGCCAATTCTATTTAGTCCAGAAAGTGATCGTCGCGAAGGAGTTGGTAACTAGTAATCGCATCCACTTCATTAAATGCGAGGTAAGCCTGTACCGGTCTATAAGCTAATGCAAACGAACATTACCGCAAAATTCACTGACCACTCTAAGGCCGTAACCGATAAAACGGCCAACTTTGTTGACCTTTTCTTGGGGCTTATGGCTGTTGCTATTGAAGCTAATGTTAAAACGGGCGGATCAGTACCTCTTTTGAATACGGTTGCAAAGGGTGGGTCAAAAAACGCTATTCGCGGTGCATTACGCGCCTCAATACGTCACCAGAAAATTGCACCCGGAAAATACATCGTTACCATGGGTACAGGTTCACCCGCTGATGCCTATGCTGCTGCACAAGAAGCCGGGCAGACGCATGGACACCAGATTAAAAACTACTCAACGCCTGGGACTCATGCGGGATTTATGGCCGAGGCTATCTTAACGGTGCTAGGGAATAAAGAAGAGTATATTGATCGAGCTAAAAAAGCCGTCGGGCTTGGAGGTATCTAATGGACTCGAACGTCTGGATTATTGATGAGGTGGCCGATAAGCTTTGTACTGACCTTGGACTTACGATTGGCTATAACTTTTTTATCGGAGAGCTACCAGAGCCAGGAATTGACGGTCAGACTATTCAAGACGCACTCTATATCGTGGAAATGCCGGGGCCACCACCAGATCAATACCTCGATACGGAAACACACCTATTTGACTTATGGGCGTCCTCTAGCGATACTAAAAGCGCAAGTGTACTTTTAGTCAAGGCATATAATATGCTTCATCGAGCGGCAAATTACACCTTAGTGAACTGGTACGTTTACTTTTCGTATGTCAGTAGTACGATACACGACGATTCCAGGGGGCGTGAAGGGAACAAGAAGCTTTCGATGGGGATTACCGTTATTTGCAGAAATTTGAACAATCTTAGTTAACTAGATAGGAGATAAGTATATGGCCAATATTAAAAACTTAGAGATGGGGGTTGCCTCGATTACATTTAATGGTATTGATATTGGGCATACGTTAGGTGGCGCAAAAGGAACTATTACCCGTAAAATGGTAGCGATTAAAGCTGATAAGTACGGGGACACTGCCGTTGACCAAGTGCTTACTGAGGTTGGTATGAAATTGGAAATGAAGGTAGCTGAACCTGTTATTGCTAATATTCGCCTTGCATTACCTGAAAGTGATTATCAAATCGGCGCAACTGGATCGCGTCTTGGTATTGGTGCGGGAGAAGGACAGTCAATGCGTGCTCTTGCCGGACTCGTGGTGCTTCATCCTATAAAAAATGCCGCTTCCGATCAGAGTGAAGATATTACGATGTATCTAGGAGTATCTTCGTCTAGTCCTGTTCTCAATTACGAAGTGGCGAATCAGCGTGTATTCGATTTGTCTTTTGAGGCGCTTGTTTCAGAGGCGTATGTACCAGGTCGTCGCTTAGGCCATGTGGGGCCTACAAATATCTCATAATTGTTGACAAAGTTGGCCATATATCCTACAGTGGATGTATGGCCATTTGTTGTATAGAAAACTGTGATAGAAATACGGAGGCGAAGGGCCTGTGTGGTATGCATTATATGCGTCTTAAACAAAATGGAGACGCTAATGCCGTAGTAAGAAAAACCGTGCTTCATAAAATGTCTTATTCCGATGAATATAAGATTTGGAAAGGCATAAAGCAGCGATGTTTTAATACTAAGCGCCGAGAATATAAGAAATACGGTTCCCGTGGCGTTACTATGTGCCAGCGATGGAAAGAAAGTTTTACCAACTTCTTTGAGGATATGGGTAAAAGCCCCGAAGGACTTACTATTGAGAGAATAGACAATAATGGTAACTACGAACCTGGAAACTGTCGATGGGCAACCTACCGTGACCAGAATCATAATATGAGGATTCGCAAAGATAATACTTCCGGCCATGTAGGAGTCAGCTACCGTAAAGACCGAGATAAATGGAGAGCATACTATGATGGAAAAAGTCTCGGATACTATGATACTATTGAGGAAGCTATACAAGTAAGAAATACTTATGGAAAATGAGATTGACCTAGACCTTAACGCGCTCGCGCCTAAGAGTGTTCGTATCCTTTATGAGGATCGACAGATCATGGTAGCGCCTTTCGATCTTCCTACGTTCGCTAAGTTCTATTCCCTCTCTAACGAAATGCAGGGCTTGGAAACTACACCCGCTGATTCACGGGCTGATAAGGTGGTTGAGATGTACGGTAGAATGGATGCGTTTATTAAAGAGAGTATTCCAGACTTTGCAGGCGTTCCTCTTAACCAGGTACAACTTATCGCTATTTTCCAATTACTTGGAAAGATCAATACTCCAACTGATAAGGCTCTTGCCGCACTCGAAAAGCGCGACGTTCAATTTACTGCCGGGGGTGCTGGTGACCCAAAAGATTTGACCTCCTAAGATCGGTTGCTGTATTTCTCGGTTTTTATCCCGGCCACTCTATAGGCCAGATATTGTCTATGCCAGCGATTACCTTTCTCTCATTATTGAATGAAGGGTTTAAGTTAGAGGTCATTGATCTTAAAAAACAAATGACCATCGCAAAATATGGTAGTCTTGACTCTGAAGATCAGAACGAGATTATTAAGAGTATTGTATTACCTGAAGATGTGTTGAGTGATATACTTGAGAGCGAAAACGTAGACAACGCAAAAGAGCTTGAAACCTTTAAACAGATTTTAAATGCCGACTGATTTAGGCGAGCTTGTATATAACTTGACCCTCAATAATGAGGGGTTTGTTGGCGAACTTGATTCTGCGAAAAATAAGGTCAAGGAATCAAGTGGCGAGATGTCCGGCAGTATGCAGGAAACGGAAAAGAGCACCGGCTTACTTGGCGGTGCGTTCAAGAGTATGGCCGGGCAGTTCATAATTGGTCAGGTAGTATTTACTGCTGGGCAGAAGGTTATGGAAGCTGTTACCGGGGCGATTAACGATGGTGTGCAGTCCGCAAAGGAATGGCAGACACAGCAAGCGGCACTTACTGCCGCACTTAAGTCGACAAAAGATATGTCGGGGCTTACTGCCGATCAAGTCAAAAAATTAGCTGAGGAAACGCAAAATAAAACGGCCATTGACAAGGCGGCGGTGCTTACGGGTGAAAATATGTTGCTAACCTTCACGGGGATTGGTAAAAAAACCTTTCCATTAGCGACTGACGCTATGGTTAATATGGCTACAGCAATGAATGGCGGCCTGATTCCAAACGGTCAACAGCTTAGCACGACTGCTATTCAGCTTGGTAAGGCGTTAAACGATCCAACAAAAGGTATTTCAGCGCTTCATCGGGTCGGTGTTGCTTTTACCGATCAGCAGAAGGCACAAATCACGGCCATGCAAAAAGCAGGTGATATGGCTGGTGCTCAAAGCATTATCATCAAGGAGCTTGGGGTTGAGTTTGGGGGTAGAGCTTCTACCAACTTGAATACTTGGACGGGTCAGTGGACACTCATAAAGCTAAAGATGAACGATTTTGTCGAAATGGTTATTGCGAAAGTAGTGCCGATAATCATGAAGCTCGCTACAGAGCTATTACCATCTGTTGAGAGAGCTTTTTCTACTTTATCAAAAGTCGCGTCAGATGTGACGTATGTTCTCGGTATGCTCTGGAAAACCTTTACAGGAGGAGATCCCACCATAGATATGACTCATGCTAAGTTTGCGGGACTTTCTGGTTTTCTTGAAAATGATGTGGCTTACCCATTGTTTTATATTATTATCCCTGCCGTTCAGCGGATGTGGGAAGCATTGAAGAAACTTGCCCTCTTAGTAGAGAGCGTTTTGATGCCTCCTCTTAAAGACCTCTGGAATACAATAAAAACTCAACTCTTGCCCTCGCTCATAAGTCTATGGGCGGTTTTAGAGCCGACGATCATACCCCTACTTAAAATTATGGGTGGCCTTATTGGTGGCATTATTATGACGGCAGTCTTAGCTTTCATCGGAGCACTTGAAATTGTTATCAATGTTATTAAAAACTTAATTCCAATCGTCGTTGCCATTATAAATATTTTTAAAGAACTGTATTCAGGTATTTCTAAAATACTCGACGGTAATCTTGCTGGTGGATTTGCTCAGATCGGCAAGGCTATGCTCAACGGATTACTTCAGCCATTACGTCTCGTTATATCGGGCTTCAACATACTTATTGACGCGGCTGATAAACTAGGCGCTCATATTCCTCACATCCCCGCTATTCCAAACTTCGCATCGGGTATTGATAATTTTGCGGGGGGGTTCGCCCGGATCAACGAGCAAGGGGGTGAGATTGTAAACCTGCCTAATGGTTCCTCGGTTATTCCTGCCGATAAAAGCGCCCAGCTTATGAAGGGTCAAAGCGGCGGGGGAAGCGTTAACGTCAATATCAATGTCGGGGCATTTATGGGTAGTGATGCCGACGCTCGCAAGTTTGCTGAAACTGTCCAGCGCTACACTAACAGGTACAACCGAATGTTAGGAGCTTAAAATGAACCCGTGGTATCTTAACGGAAAAAGTATTGCGGCACCTCAAGCGAAGTCTATTGATCCTAGTACTCAGAGCGCCCATAACCGCACGATTGACGGTCAGAATAATATTGATTACATCGGTTCTGAAAAGTTTGTTTTGTCGTGCCATTGGTCGTTTATTAGCCAGGCAGATTTTAATATAATTAAAGCTGAGTATGACGATCAACGGCTCAATATGGCCCCAAAGATTTTACAAGTTGACGCGTTAGAAATAAATGCACAGGTGATCGTCGAGTTTGGTGGCTACTCTCTCCCGATAGGCAACAACTATGATTATCGAGACTTAACCGTGGTATTCCGACAGGTGTAGTATGCAAAGCGTTAGTTCAAACTTTACCGCCTTTTCTATCGCTTCTTTACGACGTCCACTAGCGCAGTTTTTAATATCCTGGAGTCTTACCCATACGACGCCCGTTGGCATGACTGATAATGTGTATAACGATTTTCCCTATTACACGTTTGAAGATGACAGTAATTATATTTTATCGCTTACCATAGATCGTTTCTTCGATCTTCCGAGTTCAGTCGCTCGGTGCGCTATTGATGTAACACTTGACAATACCTCGAACCGTTTTGATCCAAACGGAGACTCTGAAATTGCTAGCAATGTAGACCTCGGACGACCGTTAAAAGTACTGTTTGGCTTTGGGACGGAATATATAAATGTTGCGAATGGTATTATTTCCGACTTTCCGAAAGTAGATTTTAGTGCTAAAACTGTCGAGCTATTTGGATTCGATATTTTAGATAAAATATCTCAAGAAATTATTACCGCAGATATTACTGTTACTGCCGTAACAACAGATTTGGCTCTGGTAGCTATATTCAATCAGATAGGGATTGATCCAAGTCGGTACAGCTTCCTAACATGTGGCAATGTTATTACGGCGACATTTAGCAAGGGTGACAGCGTAAAAACAATTATCAACAACCTCCTTGAAGCAGAGGGCGGGTATTTATGGGTGAATGAAAAAGGGATTATCCAATTAGTCGGGCGTGGTGTAAATCCCTATTCGACAAGCACGATTATTATTACGGACGATATGATTATCAAGCGTGGTAGCCTTATCACGACCTATATTTACAATTCGGTAAGTGTTATCGGCTCTGCCGGGATTAGTGCCGATTACGTTGATTCTGACAATCTCAAAACAAAAGGCGCTTTCTCACTTACGATCAATAATCCGTATATTCAGGATAATGGCTGGGCCTTTACTCTGGCTGAGCAAACGGTTATTGAGAGTTTGGCGGTTGGTGGTTTAGTGGTGCTTATCATCCGGGCGCTTCCCCAGCTTCAGCTTGGCGATATTGTGGTATGGAATAAGCTTAATTATATCTGCCAAAGGATTACAACGACATTTGACCATACAAACGGTATGACACAACTACTGCAACTAAAGAAGGTGGTCAATGTAGGATTCTTTACACTTGATGTATCGACGCTGGACGATACAGATATTCTATTTTAAACGTGCTACCATAACCCTATGACATATACGCCAATCTCATTCTCTTCTCACCAAGTGCTGACCTCAGTAGAGACGGAGATTTTAGCGACGAATGATGCGGCCTTTAATTCAGGGTTATCGTGGATGGTTGGAGCGATGGTTATGTGGCCTGGGTCAAGTGCTCCAACTGGTTGGATTCTGTGTGATGGATCGTCACTTTTACAGGCAGGAACCTATGCCGATCTTTTTGCGATTATTGGTACTACTTACGGTTCTGTTGATGGTTCACATTTCAATGTCCCCGAGCTTAGGAGTCGCGTACCGATTGGAGTAAGCGGGAGTTACGCACTAGCGTCTACAGGGGGTGAGGCGACGCATACGCTGACAACTGCGGAGTTAACCGCTCACTCACATACACAGTCTCAAAACTGGGAAGATTCACCTGGAACGGGAGCAGCATCACTGTATATGCTTAACGATGGAACGCCCGGAGGATCGACTGGACACTCTGCTATTGATGCGACCGATTCGGCTGGTGGAGGTGGAGCGCATAATAACCTACAGCCGTATTTGGCAATAAATTATATCCTTAAATATTAGTCGATGGTTCTTACATTTCAAGACATCAACTATTTTATCGCCATATTTTTGTCGGTAGTAGTTGTCGCTGTCGGATTTGTGTATGGTTCAGGTACTCTGAGCAACAAGAAAAAACTCGACACGCTTCAGGATGATTCAAAATGGCAATCAGCTTTGAATATTCGCAATGTAGAAATCGCTGATCTTAAGGCGCAGATGCTCGATCAAGCAAAGCGGTATGACGCTATTATTGTTTCGCTTCAGGCACAAATCACGGCTCTTCAAGTTCAAATTAAAAAACTAATGGATGATAAAGAAGTGCTTGCCAATACGGTAAGCGGTAGAGACCTACTTGAAGAAGTTTCAGCGGAACAAAAAAAAATAGCTGACTCTTTGGCTCGCTTCGATATCCTACTCTCTAAAGATGGTTTGCTTAATAAGTTTGTAGAAAATGATACATTGATGATGATCGGGATTGAAGATATTAAAAAGTCGTTAAGTCTTACAAAGAGAGTACGTGACCCTAAAGTTAGTATTTCGGAAACCTAATCTATCCTTATGCTTGAGCTAATCT